GTACCAATACGGCTGGAAACCGCTGGTACAAGATCTGTATGGCGCTGCCGAAGAAGTAAACAGAGTGCTGCCTTCACATCTTCGGATTGTGAAACAGGCACACCATGCTTACAACTTAGGCACTGTCATAACCCCAGGTCGTATCGGATTCGGTCGCGAGATTCGTAGTGAATACTATAATAATCGCGTCCGATTCGACACGAAATGGCAGATCAAGCCGTCAGTTCTCACCACGCTCGGAAACTTTGGTTCGTTGAACCCAGTCTCTATGGCGTGGGAACTGCTCCCGTACTCCTTTGTTGTCGATTGGATGATCGACATCGGAGGATACTTGCGTAACCTCGAGACTGCCATCGTTTACGCTAATCAGTTTAAATCTGGTTATGTAACCGAAGGCGTGAAGCGGGTTTATCAGAATACCCTATCCGGGTATAAGACGAACCCCGACGGGTCTCAATCTTACTACGCGCTCGCAGGCACTGCCTGGGACACGCAGAAGAAGAGAACCGTCCTCGGATCAATACCCTACCCAAGGGTACCCCGGTTCGAGGCACATCTCGGTTGGCAGCGAATAGTCTCCGCTGCATCCCTTGTCAGCCAACGCGTTGTCCTACCTAAAGATCGTGGGCGTTACGACCAGCGAACTAGTTCGCAAGGTGGTAATACCTACAATTGGAAGGATATGGAGAACTGGTGGCGACATAGATGAGACAGGTGGTCTGCTTAGCCGCAGATTTTTCTACGACTCTCCTTTGGAGGATTTCTCCTCATGTCAGCTGTCGCGAACATCGTTCTCGCGGACGCACAGGGAACACCTGTGAACCACACTTTCGTCCCTCTGGGCCCTGACAAGAACAATGTCTGGTGGTTCGAGGACCAATCGGCGACAACGCCGATCGGTTACAACCGGATTTCCATGGCGCTTGTGCGCCCTGTGAATCCGGCCCCCGGACAATCATCGGACATCACTCGAGTCAGTCGGGTGAAGGTCGGGATTCACACGCCGAAGCTCGAGACCATGGCCAACAACAGCGCCGGCATCACGCCGCCGCCGATGGTGAGCTATGTCCCGCGTTTCACGTGTGACATCATCCTCCCGGAACGCTCTGCGCTCCAGGATCGGAAAGACCTTCGCAAGTTCGCCTACCTGCTCTTGCAGGAGACGCAACTCACCGCGATGGTCGAGTCGCTCCAGAACATTTACTGAACTGGAGCGGCTTATGCACGGCCCTTCTCAGGGCATGGACGAAGTTTTCTTCGCTCTGTGCAAGACCATCGACACGCCCGTTTCGTTAGGCTGCTGGCTGAAGTACAAGTACGATCAAATCGAATTGTGCTCCAGTTCAGTTGACCCTGCGAAATATGAGCGACCTGCAGCTTTTGCCGCTGATTATCTGATCTGCGAGTTCTTGAGTAAATACAAGGGCTTGCAGACAGGAATCAACACTAAAGCCGTGGGACTTAGTAAGTTCACTCTTGCTGAGGAAAGAAACCTAGACTCGAATCGGCGAATCCGAAATGCTCGTTCGACACCACCTGGTGCCGACGTTGCGTCAGTTCTTCATACTGCGCAACGTATTATTGCGAACATACTCGGATCACCTTCTAAGAGTCGACTTTTCAATCGCTCAAGATGGAGTCCCGGCGCGACCTCGACCTTAAGTCGGCATCGCGCCCGTGTGGACAGAAAGATGATTTCTCTGCCCATATCCGTTACACGTCGTGCTCTTCCCCACTTCCGTGAGGAGTTGCACGCGGATCTTCACTGGTGTTTCGCTCTTCTTGGCGTTTTCCCCGAAGGTGCGTTCTGCTTTATGCCGAACGTCTTCGAGGTGACACAGGAAAATCGAATCGTAACGGTTCCGAAGAACGCAAAGACGGACCGGGTTATAGCTGCCGAACCGACTGCAAATATCTTTTTGCAGAAAGGGGTAGGGAGTTATATCCGACACCGCTTGCGCTCGTTTGGTGTCGACCTAGATGACCAGGGCATTAACCAATGCATGGCGCAAAACGCTGTGCATTATGGTTATGCGACCATCGATTTATCGATGGCCTCTGACACCGTGGCACTTGAGCTGGTCTATGACCTGCTACCTGTGGACTGGGCTTTGCTTCTCGACGATCTTCGATCGCCGTTTGGCAAGACCCCGGACGGCTCCATTATCAAATATGAGAAGTTCTCATCAATGGGTAATGGATATACGTTCGAGCTTGAGTCACTGATATTCTACGCGCTATCTCAAGCGTGTATAACCTCTCATGATCTCAAGTGTCCGCCTTTTGTCTACGGCGATGATATCCTCATCCCCTCAGAGTGCTTCCCGTTGTTCGAGAAGGTCCTGGCGCACTGCGGTTTTTCGGTTAATCCCGAAAAGACGCATGTTTCCGGTTCCTTCTTCGAATCATGCGGTAAACATTTCTTTGGAGGTGTTGATGTCACGCCAGTCTATCAAAAGGAGGTTCCTGTCGATCTCCCGGATTGGATCCGACTCGGAAATCGACTCATTCGAAGTCGTACTCGTCATCCCTATGTGGATGCTGCATGGCAAGCCGCTCGCCGTTTTGGCGGTGGTTTCCATTTTGCTATCCCTTGGGATGTTGAGGGTGACGACGGATGGGTCCTTCCCCGAGAGAGTTTCAATCCTCTTGAACGGTGCAGGAACCGCGGCTTCAAATGCCGCGTCATCCGCTTCCTCCCCAAAAGGGAGGTAGTTGATGAACGGGCTCTCTTAGCCTATCGGCTGAGAGAGACGAGTGCTGCTCCCACCGGTCCTCTGGACTGGTGGCCTTCGAAGGGTGTTCCAACACCTTTCGACGGTACGGTGACGCGTGACGTCTCACGACGTTACAAATCATCAACAAGGTGGGTCATCCCGCCTTGGGCAGAGATGACTGACCTTCGATAAGTCAGCCAGGAGGGCTATTTAGCCATAAC